AAAGTTTACCCGCAGTAACAGAAGTAGGAGCATCTAATTTAATAGTAGTAGTTGTACTACCTGCCGCAGTTCTACCTCCATAACGAATACCCGATTTATGGGAATCGGCTATCTTAATAATGTCTCCGGGCCTAATTGCTGCACCTTCCATACCTGTTGAAAAGGTTACACCTTCAGTTTCGTATCTTTCAGTATATAAAATCCACTTGCCTACTCTACGAGCCTGCCCTTGCGAAGTACACCCTACAGCAATTACATCTGTAGAAAAAATCTGGTTATTAGCATTAAGTATACCTGGAGCATCTTCTACATACTCAATATTCTTCCTATAAAAATCCTCTGGGTTGTTCCAAGTAACATGGGCTACATTGTGTCTCTGTTTCCTAGAAGTTCCTTCATAGGTAAATGTGCCTTCAATAACATTAGCATTTGAAAAATTCATAACGGGATCTTTAGGTGCATCTTGTACAGGACTAATTTGCCCTTGTTGCCAGTATATCATACCTCGAAAAACTGAGGATATATCATTTAGTACTTTGAAAGCTTCTTCCCTTCCTTGTAAGTATAGATTACAAGCAAATCGTGCCTCTTTATTCCCCCAGCCGTCATCAATTCCAGTAAATTTTCCCGAGTTGTCTACTGAATCACAATACTTTCCAATCTCATATAGAGACCACTTATCCATCTGACTAGCAGATAGCCACTTACCTAACCCATACCTATCATCAGTACATAAGTCGTATAAAATCCAAGCAGGGTTACAAGTCCATTCAGTATCGAATGTTCCGTCCCACGAGCCTGTGTACAAAGTATCTCCAGGCGAGGTACCCGTCCAAGTGCCTCCCGCTTGCGTACACCTATCTTTACGTCTATAACCAGATAATGAACAATGACCTGGGTCGTAAGGAGTATAGTTACTAGGAACTTTTATTTTTACTCCTTTTACCTCGTATGCTCTGTTAGGTATGGAAGTAAACTGTCTAGCATCCACCTGTGTAGCTATTATGGCGCTATTAGGGTATCTTAATTTATTATCTATAATCTTAGTATAAGAAGCAAAATATAGCTCATTTTGTATTTTTGTAGTAGTAGCGTCCTCGCTTGTCCTTTCTACTTTAATGGCTATAGTAGTAAACCCAGAAGACTTCCAAGCCGCTGGTATATCTAACCTATATGCTCTTTCGTACTTTGCTGATGTCTTTCCTGTAATAGAGCCCACTTTTGCTTCGTACCAAGAACCATTATTATCTTTCTCTAAATAAATTTTGAAAGATACAGTGGATCCGTGTAAGTCTCCATTATCATTATCTCCATCTAAAAGTTGTGGAACATTTAATATAACTCTTATTGCATCTACTGCAGTAGATGAAAATGTTCTAATTACAGCTCCGGGTGCCTCTTTCTTTACTACAATGCCTACGCCCACTGCATTTTCTGTTCCTGGAAATCCTGATATATAGGTCTGAGAATTTGTACCTTCTCTAAAAGAGTAGACTACATCATCAAAATTACTTTTACCCGCAGAGTCTTGTAGTGGAGTTTCATTTAGGTAAATAGACTTTTCAGCATTTAATAGCCCTACTATTTCACCTTCGGATAGCAAATCAATAATTCTAGCTTTAGAATCTGAAAATAATGTATCGTCATCTTCAACAGCCGCACCACCGCCACCGCCTTTTCCACCGCCAGCACCCCTAATCCAATCTTTATTACTCATGGTGTATAATCCTCTGGTGTAACTCCTGAACTTATCACAGCTCCTCCTATTAATAATTGCCCGTAACATACTGGAATGGCATAGCCTTGTCTAGCTGTGTTAGATGCTCCATCAAAACCATAGTTTGTAGGCTTATCAACGGTAGTGGGCTCTTCAGGGGTGGGTGCCATCATAGTTGCGATACCTCCTAGTACCATCATTGCACCAAACTTCAGAGCCATCATGCCCATACTTCCTGAAGCTATAAACGTGTTGCCAATTACTAAGCCCCCAGCCACTGTTTCACCAGCAGCAACCGTCAAACCTTGAGCAGCCGTTAGGGCAGCTCCACCTGTCATTATGGCCGCATAGATTATAATCATACCTATAATTATTTGGCCTACCCCTCTTTTAGCCCCTAAAACTACTGGGACTATTTTTATCTCTTGGCGGCCAGTAGGGTTGTGCATCTCCCCTACTACGTCCTCTAGCCCATAAGTACCTACAATTACTTTATAACCCATTCCTCTATCTTCGGAAGAGGATACAAACTGTCTAAATCCTTTATTATTAACGCACAGTGCTCGAATAGCCTCCGCAGGAGACTCAATATCTAAAGACCAGTCTTTTCCGTACTTTTCTGCTAATTCTCCGTAAAGTGTTACTTTCTTTAACATAATGATTTGTGCCTTAAATGATGCGTGGTATGTTTTCTCCAATATCCCCCATATAGCTCTCTATTGGATAGTCTACCGTGTACGTGATGTAAAATTCTATCGTTTCCGATGAAAACTGCGGCATGGTTTGGTACAGGTGAAACTAATTTTATTAAAAAGACATCATATTTTTTAATATCATTTTCATCAAGTATCTTAACAACTTGACCACTGAAACATTCAAAATCGATATTTAGCTCTTTTTTGTAATAATCTCTAAGTAATGTACAACAATCTAAAATTCCATAACTAAATTGTCTACCTACTATTGGTGCTTTATACCCTGAAGGCTCCCAACTATATAGTAGGTTACCTGGCCAACTTAAAATGTGCCAAGGCTTATTAGAAGTTTCGCAAGCAACTTTATCTGCTTCAGACGGATCACAACCCTCATTAGGGTGAGAATGACAAATCCCTATAATAACTCCTGTATCTTCTGCATCAGCATAACTTACTGGATCTATTACAAAATACTCTTCCGCAGATTCTGCTATATTTTTTGCGGGGAAGTACCTCTCTTTATTCCCCACCCCTATAATAAACCCACAGGCCTCTTTAGGGAACTCTTCCTCTACATGTTTTCTAAAATCATCTAAGGTTTTTTCATTCATCGTACCGAGCCCATATTAATGCCCGCTCCTGGGAAGCCACCAAAAGGGCTCTCTGCAGGCTCTGGGAACCTCAATTCACAAGCGGTAAAAGTTTTTGAACATACATCATCAGAAGAAGATACTACAGTATTATTATTAATATCCCAATAACTACTGCCAGAATACCCACACTCTACTCCTTTGTATACCCAAGGACATGAGTTAGCTACCACCGTTCTAGAAGGTAGCTTAACTCCGTGTATATCATGGGCTGCTGTTAACTCAAATTGAATATGTGTATTTGTCTCAACGGCTTTTCGGTCAATAAACCATATTTCATCAGAAAAATGCGCAGTATCATCTGCCAAGGCACTTACATACCATATACCATCTGTCCAGGTATGCCCTGCAGTAGTACAAGCAGTAGAAGTTGCATACCCAGTAGTAGAACAACTACCACAATTAGAACTACTAAAAATTGTCCAAGTACCTACAGAACCGTTTTTATTCACATCTAAACAGTCTGATTTACTAAGACTTGGGTCTGAGCCCGACTCTCCAGTACACACTCCTGCAGTTGGATAACCATCAGTATAACAGTAAGAGTCTAAATACTTTGCGAAAGTTTTCTTTCTTGTAACCTTTGCACCAACTAAATCATCATAACTATTAATAACACTTGATAAAATAGAAGTAATATTAGCTACAGTAATTGTAGGCCTAGGTATAGCCCCCTTACCAGAAAACTCAAACCCTTCCGCTTCAATAGGCATAGCTGAATATCTGTTGCCTTGCCATATGATTTCTTGCATATTCTCATTTATACCAGAGTGCCATCTAAGAATTGGTTCGGTTGCTGGGGCAGTACCTGCCGATAAATCAAGTTCAAATAACTCAATAACTGCCCCAGGCTCAAAGCCGTGTATATCTGCTGTGATTTTATCACTCATGGTTCAAATACCCTTGTAAATGTTGCTATTATAGTTCTAATACCTGACAAAGTTTCTTGAGAGCTCCACTTTCCACAAGTATATTTCTTATATGGATAGATAGTGTAAGTTTCTCCACTTGTCATAATATCTGCTGCTAATGATAATTGCGTTGCACTATCTACAGCTGTTACAGTAGTAGTGGTACCTCCGGAATCTGTAACAGTAGTGTTTAAATATCTAGCAGTAAAATATTGGCTAGTATCAACTAGTTTCTTAGTAGTAGCACTAGTTGTAGTACTAGCTACCTCATATCCAGTAGGGTACCAGTCAAATGCAGTTACTCCTCCTTGGTCCTCTAAGAACTTTACTATCTTATTGGCTTCTGCCGAGGTTCTATTTTTCCAAGTTAAATTCCAGGATTCAGGGGTATTATTAATACCAGCTGCCACTCTCTGTTCATACCCATCCCCATATTTTGCACTAAGAACCCTAGGTTTGCTATCCTCCTTAAGTCCTCTATCTGGGTTAATATTTACTTCTGTGTTAAAATTTGCCATAATTAGTATTGACTAAGTAGTCCTCCAGGTCGTTTCTGCTCTACTAGTTCCGATTGTACTGCTTGTGAAACCATGTA